ACACACAAATGGAAGTTTAAGAACACCAGAGTACTTTGTACAAATGGCAAAGTATTTCGATAAGCCGGGCAGTGGTGTAAGTTTTAGTATTGATGGATTAGAAGATACAAATCATTTGTATAGACGTAACTGTCAATGGAATAAGATAATAGAAAATGCACAAGCATTTATAAATGCAAAAGGTAGAGCAAAATGGCAATACATAGAGTTTCCGTGGAACAAGCATCAAGTTAAACAAGCAAACGAACTGTCTGAACAAATGGGATTTAAGGAATTTACTCACAGGCACAATATACACAATCAATGGAAACAAAACATTAGTAATTGGCGTTGGCAAGACTTTGTAGATATGGTTGATGTTGATCCTGTTTACAGTATTGCACAGATTAATCCGTTGGACAAGGTAACTTGTAATTATCAAAAACGTAAGCAGTATCATATAAGTTATGATAGTAAGTTGTGGCCTTGTTGTATTTTAAATAGTGCAAGAGGAAATGTTAAAATTAAAAGACACTTTGAAGAAAACTGGAATACACGATACGAGGACAAAGACTGGAATAGTTTGTTAAAGAATAATATAGATGATATTGTACAACATGAATTTTATCAAAAAGATTTAACAAGCAGTTGGGATAGTCGTATACACGGACCTAATAAAAAGGACCGTATTATAAATTGCACAATGAGTTGTAGTCAAGCAAACTCTCATGCTAATCAGGATCGTGTTAAAGAAAGAATAAGAAATGTTTGATATTATTTTTATGAGTTATCAAGAGCCAAATGCAGAAGAACATTGGCAAGCAGTAAAAGACAAGTATCCTTGGGCTCGCAGAGTACATGGAGTTAAAGGATTAGTTAATGCTCATGTTGAGTGTGCTAAACTTAGCAGAACAGAAATGTATTATCACATTGAAGCAGACAATGAACTAACTGAAGAGTTTAATCCTAGTTTTAAGCCAAGCAAGTATGATAGAGATACAGTTCATGTTTGGAGAGCAAAGAATAGTGTAAATGATTTAGTATATGGTTACAGTGGAATAAAACTATTTCCTAAAAAGAATGTACTTGCACTTGATCCTGAAAAGGTTGTTGACTTTACAACAAGTGTTAGTGATAAGTTTAAAGCAGTACAAATTGTAGGAAGCACAGTTCATTATGATACTGATCCATACAACACTTGGAAGGCTGCTTTTAGAGAGTGTGCAAAACTTAGTGCAAAGATTATTGACAGACAAAAAGATAATGAAACAGATCAAAGATTAGATACTTGGTGTACTATTGGCAAGGGTGACTTTGGGGACTACAGTATAGCAGGAGCATTAGATGGATCAAACTATGGCAAGTTTGCAACACCTGAAGACATGGTACTAGTTAATGATTGGGATTGGCTAAAGGATAGATATGAACAAGCAACAAGTTAACTTTATAGATGACAATGACTTTTTAGGTCGTATGCTATTACTAACTGGTAATAAAATGTTTCATGACTTGAGAAATGCAAGTGATAATTGCAATGCAGACTTTACTGATGCACTTAGTTGGGGACAATTAAAAAGTAAACGTTGGCTTGTAGATGAATTAACAAAGTGTAACGTAGAACTTCGTACTGTTTTTATTATGGGCGGTTGGTATGGCACATTAGCAAGTATGCTTTTTAACAGTGATATGATAATACATTATATTAGAAGTTTTGACCTTGATGAAAATTGTCAACCAATCGCAGACAAGGTTAACAATACACAAGTACAAAATAATTGGCGTTTCAAAGCAATTACACAAGACATGCATGACATAAATATGGATGCACATACATGGAGTTGTTGGAGTGCTAAGAATAATAGAAATAGTTTTCCAATAACAGATAGACCTGACACAATCATTAATACAAGTTGTGAACACATAGAAAACTTTACTAAATGGTATGATGGAATACCAAAAGGTAAGTTAGTAGTCTTGCAGAACAATAATTATAGTGAATTACCAGAACATGTAAATTGTGTAGAGAACTTAAAACAGTTTGAAAAACAAACACCAATGAATGAAGTATTGTTTGAAGGCATACACCAGTTAAGCAAGTACAAAAGGTATATGAGAATTGGATATAGATAGTTTAGATATTCGTACACTACAGAAAGAAAGTGCAAGAGCATTAAACTGTATGGTAGCGAGCAATAATAACATTCATCAGTTTAATAAACAAGCACACCACAATAGTCATAACTGGTACAAAGCAGTTGTGAATTGGTACATCAGTGAGTACGGTGGTATGCCAAGCGTCACTGGTCCAGGTAAAGACGTTAAGTTATTATTGGACGATTGATGTATAGTATCACGACAGATAAACCCAACAGTTTAGATATTGAATGGGTTATTAATAACTATTGTAACTTCAGTTGTAGTTATTGCACAGAAGACCTCTACGGTAATACAAGTAGAGCATTAGATTTAGATACCGCAGTTAATTTCTTTAACACAGTACACCAACAAAATCCAGAAGCAAAGATGTTATCGCTTAGTGGCGGAGAGCCTACTATGTGGAAGCACCTGCCTGAGTTTGTAGACAGAGTTGCAGACAAATACTTCTTCCAAATTATAACAAACGGCAGTAGAACACTTGACTGGTGGAAGAAATTCGTGTATAATAGAAGTATAGATAGAATAAAAATGAGTATCCATACTGAGTTTGCAAACTATGATAAAACATATGACAACATAGCATTCTTACAGGATCATACAGACTTAACAATATTACTATTATTCAAGCCCGGTTGTATTGAAGAACTAAAAACATTTGCAAACAAGTTAGTTGACAATAATATTAAATGTGTCATACAAGTAAAGCCATTAACGAGCCACGACAGTAGAAAAGTTTATTCTTATACTGACGAAGAAAAGAAGTATATCCGAGACTTCGCGTACGATAATGCAGTGAAAAACTTTGATAGTCAAATTGCAAAACGTTTGATTATTGATGGCAAAGAATATAACTTGTCAACTACTTTTAAACTGATTGGAGATGGGTTAAATAAGTTCACAGGATGGAGTTGTAACTTAGGCAAAAGTAGAATGTTTATTTGGACTGATGGAAACGTATTTCCAGCAACATGTAAAACGGCAATGAGTAGACCCATTGGCAATGTATTTGAAAATAGACTAGAAACATATAATGGAAGTACAATATGCAGAGATTCATTTTGTCATTGTGGTCCAGACATTAAAATAACAAAGAACAAGTAATGTACAAGTATCAAGATATAAAACAAATTCATTTAGAAATAACACAGAAGTGTCAAGCCGCTTGTCCTATGTGCGATCGCAATATGAATGGTAAAGGAATCAATCCACATATTGATCTAAGTGAACTAACAATAGAAGACATTGAAAATATGTTTCATCCTGAGTTTATTGCACAGTTAGAATCAATGTATATGTGTGGTAACTTAGGCGATCCTATTATTGCAACAGACACACTAAAAGTATTTCAATACTTTCGTAAGCACAATCCTAACATGTGGCTTAGTATGAATACAAACGGTGGTGCTCAAGAAAGAGCATGGTGGGCTGGACTTGCTCATACATTTGATAGAAAAGGTGCAGTTATCTTTAGTGTAGATGGATTAGAAGATACTAATCATATTTACAGACAAGGTGTTACTTGGAAAATAGTTGAACGTAACATGAGAGCATTTGTAAATGGTGGTGGTAGAGCTCGCTGGGACTTTTTAATATTTGAACACAACGAACATCAAGTTGATGAAGCACGTAGACTAGCAGATGAAATTGGCTTTGAAAGATTCATGCCAAAAAAGACTGCTAGGTTTGTTACTGCAAAAACAGATGCTAAAGAATCACACCAAGCAAAGAATTATAAAGGCAAGGATACAAAGCAACTTAAAAAGCCTAGTGATAAATATGTAAACAAAGCACTCACAACACAACAAAAACTTATTGAAAAATATGGTGACATGGACAAGTACTATGATGCCGTACCCATTAATTGTAAAGTAAAAGATCAAGGTAACTTGTTTATTACTGCCGAAGGCTTAGCGTTGCCTTGTTGTTGGACCGCAGGACGTATGTACAAATGGTGGCATAAAGATCCTAAAGTAGAACAAGTATGGGACTTTATTGATTCAGTTGGATTAGAAAAACTAAATGCCAAACAAGGATTAGATAAAGTATTTGAAACAAGTATTTTCCAAGATATTGAAGACAGTTGGAACAAGCCTAGTTGTGGTGATGGCAAGTTAAAAGTTTGTGCAATGAAATGTGGTAAGGAATGGGATCCTTTTGGAGAGCAATTTAAATAATGACAGATAAAACAAAATCAATGCCTAGTAACGATAAGACAAAACAATTTGATGATATCAGTAAAACGTTTTGTGCTTTACCGTGGATGCATTTAAGTTCAAGACCAGATGGCAAGATGAGAACATGTTGTACTTCAAATGCAAGTAGTGTACAAGATCCTGATTCAAATAAAAAAGTAGGTGGCGGTGAAGTTGGCGTTGTTAAAAATGACGATGGAGTACCTGCTAACTTTAATCACACAAGTTTAGAAGATGCATGGAACAGTGGCTACATGAGAAATGTACGCAAAATGATGTTGCGTGGAGAAAAGCCAGACCCATGTTTAAAATGCTACAAGGAAGAAGAAGCAGGACACTTATCAAAA